ATGAGTTGGCCCAATACACGGTAGATCAGGAAGTCGAGACTCCCAAAGGTCAGGGGGTAATTTTAGAAATCGTAAAGGAACCTTTCGACTTCTCTAATGCCAGCAAAGACGACTCGGAGAAAGTTCATGCGAGCCCTCAACGGCCCAAATACATTGTCGCCTTCTCGGACGGGGATTCTGACTACTTCACTGCCGGGCAACTCACTGATCCGGATTAGTGAAGGGATGAGTCGAAAATACGACGACGAAAGACTCACACGAGAATACTGTCATGTCGATGGCTGCGAGACACGGTTTCTCGGAGCATCCATTCGGGACTACATCGACCACATCATAGAAGAACACTACGATTAACCCACACCCTCAATGAATTTCGATGACCTCACGGAAGCCCAGAAGAATCTTGCCTCGACAATCCTCCCGGCTACATCACAAGAGATCGCCGAACATTACGACGTGAGTAGGGCAAGTGCAAGGAGACGAATTTCCGATCTCCGAAAGAAGGGGTATGGGGTGGAAAACTGTGAAGATGGGAAATACCGGATTACCGGATACCACGACTTTCCCGAAGAGGATGAAAACGGAGAAGAAGAAGAGGTCAATCAAGAGTTGAAGGACCGGGAAGCGTACATCATATCCAACCTTCCCAGTTCGGAAGGAGAACTCGCTGAAGAACTCGGTGTACCAAAACGGGTCATCGGAGCTTACATCGACGAGATCGAAGACAAGGGATATGAGATCGAATACGACGAGAAGAATGACGCCTACTTCGATCCAACAGGTGAAATCAAACAAAAGATCGGCTCCACGAACATGGGGCAGATCACGAAGCAAGCGAACGACTGGCTAACCGCTACAGAAGACAAACAAATTCGACAGGCCCGGTCGATCACTCCTGTTACGGCAGTTCAGGACCCGACAGAAAAAGGAGAAGACATCGTTGCTCTCCTCTCTGATGTTCATGTTGGTCAAAATGTCACAAGCCATCGGGGAGAGACCGTCTACGGAGAAGAAGACTGGCGGGAGGCGATGCGTGTTTTCGGCCACAAATGCATCTCCATCCCCGAGCGGATGGTTTCCCCGAACATCAACTTCGATACCTTCCACCTCGTACTCGACGGAGACCTGGTGACTAACGAGAACATCTATAATCATCAAGTCGAGGATGTTGGAGCCTACATCGCGGATCAGATCGACATCTGCCTCGATGAACTGATCCCGGTCATCCTCAGTTTGGCCGAACACTACTCAATCGTCAACGTCGTTTGCCAAGTCGGGAATCACGGTGAAATGAGGGCTAAGGGGCAGACGAGACAGGCTAATGCCGATCTGTTCGTTTACCGCGAACTGAAACGTGTTCTGAGTTATACCGAGTACGAGAACGTCAACTTCCAAGTCGGAGAGGCAACCCCATATAAACTCTTCGAGTTACGTGGTGGGGAATGGGATGCTCTGGCGACTCACGGTGAAAACGCATACGAGCAAATCACAGGAACCTCTGCCAGTTCTCAGCAGATGGGTAACTGGCTTCACGGACTCGATGTTCAGCCGGACATCTTCTATCTCGCTCACTACCACGAATACAGGCAGGCTCCTGTCGATGGAATCCCAGCAATTCGGAGTCCTTCGCCAAAGCCCGGTGGCATTCACGAGTTCGAGATCGGCGCACTCCAAGCTCGGAACGCTGATCGACAGGTAGGATTCATCCACGGTGTTTCAGATAAGCGGCGAAAGACCTGGGAATCAATTATTGACTTAAAGTAGACTCGTTCCCCGATGACTCCTTTTGTGGGTGGGGAAGAGGGGGTTCTTTCATTCGGCAACCCACGAGCTTCTGAAGGAGGTTCTTTCGAACTGTCCTGACCGGGCTCGACACCCGGCAGAAGCACTCAGAAGTTGCGAATTTGAAGACACATCACATATGACCGTCGATACACTATTCGGGGGTACTGCTGAACTCTCCCCAGCAAAGCCCAGTTCCGGTTCTTCACAACTGGTTCATGGCGTTGCTCTCGGGGAAGACGACATCACCCTCGGCAAATCGGAGAATCGCAAGATCTGGCGGCGGAGTGGCCTCAAGTCTGCGGCTGAAAGTCTTCGAGGCAAACCGATCGTCAAGGATCATACGAACAACAGCGTCGATGCTGTCGTCGGTCAAATCAACAAGGCCGAATACAAGGATGGAGTTGGCGTCATCTACGAGGGTGAAGTAGACGACGAGGAACTGGCGAAAAAGGTTCAGCGGGGACGCCTTGAAGTCTCTCCCCGAGTCCATCACCCAGAAGAACTTTCGGAGAACGACGACGGTGTTTTGGAAGTCGAAGAAATCAACGAGTTCCAGAACCTTTCGCTTGTCCCTCGTGGCGCTGCTCCCTCGAACGAGGTTACTGGTGGTCCATCGCCGGAGATTTCCAGTGCTGAATTGGCGCTTTCACTCGGTCACACTACCGAAGAACTTGCAGATACCTCAGAAGACTCAGAAAGCTCTGAGAGCGATTCTGAAAGCGAAGAGGATGCTGACCCCTCGGACACTTCTGAAAGCTCTGAGAGCGAGTCTGAAGACGTTGAGGAGGAACTGGAGGAAGGTCCCGAAGACACAGACGACGAGGAACTCTCTGAGGATGAAGACTCCGAAGAGGACTCAGAATCGGATGAGGAAGATTCGGATGAAGAAGTGTCGGACGAACCTACCGAAGATGAAGACCTCGAAGATTCCGAGGAAACCAGTGGCAGTGAAGAAGCCACTTCGGAGGACCTCGAAATCTCGGTTCTCTCCGATGAAGAACTGCGAGAAGTGACGGCCGGCAACGAACCTGCGGAAACTAAAGACCAAGAGACAGATACAATGTCCAATGAAGAATTGGCCGATAGTCTGGCCGAAGAAATCGAACAGAGCGAGCATGATGCTGAGGAACTAACCCTTGTCTCCGAGGAAGAGCTTTCGGGCATTCGTGAGGAGAACGAAGAGCTACGGAAGAAGGCCAAGAAGCCTGTCGCGGAGGCTCTTTCGGAAGTCACCGGCATGGGCGTCGAAATGCTCATGGACGGCTATGACAGCGAGAAGCTTCGTGAAGAGTACGACCGCCGTATGGAAGAACTTTCCGAGGAAGACGAAGGTCGTCCCGAAGAACTCGGTAGCGCCTTCTCGTCCAGTGATGCCACTCCGAAGGGTGAGGGCGATGGTGAGGTCGAAGAGCTTGGTGGCGAGACTGAATCCGAAGGTGAAACTGAGGAACTTTCGGGTGAAGTCCGAGAAGAAGCTGAGGAACTGGCGGAGCGTATCGAACACTTCGATAACCGTGACGATCACTGGGGATCGGCTGCTTCGGGCGCTCGTGAACGATTTGAGGAACTGACTGGCGTCGAATACGAAGAAGGCGTCGTCGACGAACTCTAAACTTAGGTGATTCAAAATGGCTAATCTCGATCCTGGCACGCGAGCTTCGCACGCTGGCCGTTCGATGCCCTACGTCTCGGATGGGACTGGGGAGGCTGGTGATGCAGTGACGTATGATGAGGCAAACAACGTGGTTACGGTTACGACCGCTGCTGACGATCGCGTCTTCGGCGTTCTGGGTGAAACCCCGGAGGGCGACGGTGACGACGTGATGGTTCATCGGAACGGTCCGGTTGTGGCAAACCTCGGTGATGTGAATCCGGGCGAGGCTCTCGTCCCGAGCGACACCACGGACGGTGAACTCGTCACTGACACCAGTGCGGGGTCGAACCACCGGGTGGAGGCAGACGTGAACATGAACGGCGATCTTCTGGCTCACCTCTTCTGAACTTCACCTGAAATCGATCTGCGAAAACAACATCAAGAGTTTCTACAATGGTTGATACGAGCGACATCGTTACCGAACAGGCACTTCAAGACGTGGTTCGCGGTTACATCGAGGAGGATCTGGTCTACCGCCAGGCCTTCGACACGATGAACATCGCGGACACCCCGAACGACACGGTTGAGTTCCCGGTTGAACAGGACAACATGGGCGAACCCCAGAAGATTCCTGAGAACTCGGAGTTCCCCCGTGACGAAGAGGACGTTGAGACGATTACGGTCACTGTCGACAAGTACGGATTCGAAGTTCCGATCAGTCGAGAGGCCCAGCAGGATGCGGTCTTCGACGTGGTTGCTCGGCAGACGAACAAGAAGGCGCGAAGGATGGCAGAGCTTCTGAACCGGCTCGCCTACGAAGAGATTTCGAACAATCTCCACCCCAACTCGCCGTATGACGATGGTGGGTCGACTCCTGACGAAATGGACTTCACTGACATCGTGAAGGCCCGAGAGGTCCTCCTCGACGACGGTTACAGCCCGACCACTCTCATCATCACTCCCGAAGCCGAGTCCGATCTCCTCACCTCCGAGGAGTTCGTCCGAGCGACCGAAATGGGCGACGATACGATCATGGACGCTCAGATCGGTCGAGTGGCTGGTCTGGACGTTCTTCGGTCGAACGCTGGTCTCATGTCGGGTAGCACCGGCCACATGATCGACCCGACAGAGTACGGTCGTGAAGTGGTGAAGGAGGCTGTCTCCACCAACGAGTACATGGAAGACAGTCGCCATGCTGACGTGTTCCAAATTTGGACAAGAAGGGCGTACCGTACAGTCGATCCCTCGGCTGCCATCCGTGTTGATGGCTAAGAAGTTTAGCATCCACGTTTAGGCTTCTAAGCTGGTAAAGACGGTACTATGACCCACTCTTGCCCTTCCTGTGAACGGGAATTTAGTACCGATACAGGAGTCAAAGTCCATCACACGAAGACTCACGGAGAATCCCTTGTAGAGGTAGATAATTCAGGGGATTTCTCTTGTCCTTCCTGTGAACGGAATTTCGACTCTAAACGGGCGGTTTCACTTCACCACTACCGAACCCATGACGAATCCATCGCTATGGAGTCTTCGGTGTGTGAAACCTGTGGTGAAGAGTTCGACTACTACCCTACAATGCAGCACGGTGAGTTCTGCTCAGATGCCTGTACGGGCAAGGCCCGAACTGGCGAAAATAATCCGAACTATGGTGAGGGTCTTACTGGGAAAGATAATCCGATGTATGGGGTCGAACATCCGATGAAGGGCGAAGAAGCCTCAAAGTCTGCTATTGAAGCGATGAAAGGTCCACGTCCCTCGATGAGAGGTGAAAAACACCCGAACTGGAAGGGCGGATACGAAGACTACTACGGTCCTTCGTGGACTGAAGAGTTGAGAGAAAAGATCCGAGACCGAGATGACCGAATATGCACGAACTGCGGGGCAGAAGAATGCGAATTGTCCCGGAAACTCGACGTGCATCACATTATTCCTTTCGAGTCGTTCGGAATCGAGGCTCATGAAACGGCAAACGAAGAAGAGAACTTGAGGTCACTCTGCCGAAAATGTCATATTACCGTCGAGCGAAGTCAGCCAACCGAAACTTAACCGTGGATAGCGACTCTACACTAACACTCAACTTTTAGCCCAAGACAATGCCATCTGCGAGCCAATCCGAGTACGATCCGAAGTATCACGACAGCCTCGACGAGATCCCCCTCTCCGGACCACAGGAAGAGTTCGATGATGATCCCGAAGCCAAGGCAAAGGCAGTGAAGGCCGGAGAAGCAATGTTGGAAGCCGAAGCCAATGGCGGTGCTAAGTTCAGGAATCACGAAGCCATTCACTCACTGGCTGTCAATGGTTTTGCGACTCATATTCTGACTGGAGGCGCTAATGCCCCGCAGAGTATGAAGCTCGGAGATCTCGGAGATCATGGGTACCGGATTACTCAACACGCAAAGTCCTACCTCGACATCTATGAGATGGCCAGAGATGCTATCATCGAAGCTCCTGATGATGAAGGAGATAACAGTCACACCATAGTTGGCGTATAATGGATGTCGACGGTTTCGATGAGGGTGCTGACGAGTTTTATGACCTCTCAGATCGCTTTGAGGCGGTCGCTATGGAGATCGAAGAGGCAACGAGGGATTCCGCCGAAGAAGTCTCTGAAGAAATCCGTGACGGCGCTAAGAGAAGAGCCCCTGTCGGTGAAGAAAACGGTGGGGACCTTCAGGAGTCTATTCACATCGAAGAGAGAGATTGGGGCTTCCTTATCGGATCGTCTCTCGACCACGCAAAACCGACAGAGTTCGGTACGAGGCATATATACGGTCCCAGTAACCCCTACGACATCGAACCAGATTCCGCTGGTGCTCTCTCTTTCGAAGTCGATGGGGAAAGAGTGGTTGTTGCAAAAGTAGAGCATCCTGGAGTTCCTGCTCAACCGTTCCTGAGACCAGCAACCGACGCTGCGGAGAGACAGGTCAGATCAACACTCAGAGATCATCTCAGAGATCTCTTCTCCCGTTACTTCTAACATGGTCAGACCCAACGATGTCCTCGAAGCGGTTGAGAGGTCGCTGAAGAACTCTAATAAGGTTCCCTCTGGAGTATCATATCTCACGGAAAAACCCGACTTGAGCGACAATGCAGACGTTCCTGTCCCGTTCGTGGCTATCTGGTTCGCCTCGAACATCAAATCAAATCCTCACAACACCATGTTTAGGGGGTTCGCTGAAGACGAAGACGGGAACCACATTGGGTATCTTTTCGACGGTAACTTCAAGTCAAGGATACAGATCGAACTTTGGTCTGTCGACGGCGATGGAGTCGATCCGGACTCTTTGGGAACAGCGATCCATTTGGCTTTGGCCAAACACGACTCAAAGGGATACGGCCAACCATTTCTGGACGAGAATGGCGATCCTCTCTGGGACTTTCATCACTTTCTCAAAAGCAGTGAAGAGGAGTTCGTCGATAGTTCCTATGATGCTCCAGTAAGAGGATGGCGTTCTGAGGCTTCAGCCGCGTTCAAGGATCGAATCAATACTGCCGAAGAGTACGGAGAAGTCGCCTACGTTGCTCAGGTCGATTCTCCCGATTCTGGCAGCTTCGAATCTGAACCAGAAGACAGTCAACTGAGCTACAACAAACAGTAAGCTACCACGGCCTTCAGGCCGTGGCATTCCACCCATGATAGGTTTCATGCACGACCTTATCACAAACCGTGGCCGCCCGACGATAGCGCCGCCAACGGGCGGCGGCTCCGTCGAAACGTTTAATTCGAGGTGTTCTCACCGGTTCACCCGCCGAGAGGGAGCAGGGGATTTCTCCCCGGAAGATTCCGGTTCCGCCGTTTCGCAGTCTCGACGTGAAGCGTCGAACCGCTTCGGACCGTCCCTGCTGATACATCGGTCGGTTAGCTCGGTTCATTGTCCCCTCGTTTGGGGCCTGCCTACGGAGGCCCGTACCTGCGAAACGTTTTGCTTCGCAAGCACTACCTGTCGTGACGGCCCGCACAGGCCTAAGCGTTGCGGTTGCAGAGGATTGCGCGTTCCTCCACGTCGTAAACGGCGTGGTATCCGCGCTGAATGGAGATTGCTATGACTCAATACGGAGAATTTCCCGGAGTTCGAACTAAGGTTGAGGGCGGTCAACTAACTGGCGTCGTCGTTGGCGTCACCCAGAAGCTCGTGATGTTCGGAGCAGGTGATCCTAATGCTGCTACTGCCGATGCTGGTGTTCTCACGGAGGTCGCCTCCCGACAGGATGCTCAGGCCAAGTTCGGTGAAGGAAGCCACCTCTCGGAGCAGTTGCGCCGTGCAATCGGAAACGGCGCTCACCGTGACTATGCCTTTGGGCTGATGGTCGACAGTAGCGAAGAAACTGAATCCTTTACCGGAACTCAGTCGGCTCAACTCTCGGTCAGTCCAGTTCTTCGAGACGAATCCACTGTCTCGGCTCAGGACACCAGTAATGCGGTTTCGGTCTCGGTAGAGTTCCGTTTCTGGACTGGCACTGACCTTACTAACAACCCTCCCAGTGGGGATAACCAAATCTTCCTCAATCCCGTGACGGGAGAGTGGGTCGCAGATGAAAGTGGAAGTTACGAGATCACGTATCGAGATCCCGACTGGGATGGGGCAATTGCAGCAGCCGATCGAGCCCTCAATCCCGAAGAGACGGGTGTCTATGCGGCTCTGACCGACAACGAAACTGTCGCAAACACCCTGTTCGGTAAGACCCGATCGCTTCGGAAGTCCGAATACAAGATGATTCGGGCAGTTGCAGGTAGTCAGCCGAATCTCGACTCGGCTTCTGGAAATGGGTACGACCCCGGTCTTCCCCACTACGACAGTTCTACGTATACCGATGCAATCGATCGGGAAGCCTGCTACCTTCACGCTCCTTCGATGAGTGAAGAAGGGCAGTTCATGACTGGTGGTATTGCCGGTCTGTTCGCCGGCCACTCGCTGACCGATCCGGTCTACAACGATCCGGTTAACGGATATATTGGCGCTGCTCAGGACTTGACTCGCGTCGACATCGGTAACTTCCGAGACGAGGAAGTCATGCCCATTGTTCAGCGTGGTAGCCTTCGTGTGAAGGACTCGGGATCGACTTCTTCGGCTACTGACTGGGAGCGCGACCACTTCACCCGACGTATTGTCGACCAGATCATCCTCATCGTGAAGGCAATCGGTGATGCTATCATCGGTCGTATCAACAACGACACGACGCGAGCCATTGCCGAGACTGAAATCCGAGCCGAAATCCTTAGTCTCGTTCGACAGGACATTCTCAAGCCGAATCCCGATGACGGCGATGCTGCCACTGAACCCAACTGGACGGTTAACGTCCGAGAAGACCCGAACGACGCTCAGCAGGCCAACATCGAGATCGGCGTGACGCCATTCGGTGTGGTGAAGCGAGTCGACGAGACGGTCACGATCAACGAGT